GGATGACGATAATAAAGAATTAGATAAAAAATTAAGACATGAAGTAGACATGCTATTAATGAATACATCAAATAGTTAAATAATTATCTTTTAATATTTAGAATATCTTTATTAAAATTGATATTTTAAAATTTAAATTGCATTATTTAAATGTCATGGTATATAAAACTAATAGTAAATACAGATACTAATCAAGAAGAGTTAGACATTAGATTAAATCAAAAACTAGCGATAGCTGTAACACCGTTTTTAGAGGATAATGGATTTATAAAAACAGACTTTTTTACAGACTCTTTTTATGAATATTTATCCAAAGACACTAATACTCTATTAGAAACTAAAAAATATACGATAATATCTGGTAACATCTATAAAAATATTAAAGAACATTTTAAAAAAGATATGTTGGATTCAGTTAATTCAAGTATATCATTTAATGGTGATAAATTTATTTCATGGGATAGATATTTAGAATTAAACCCAGAAATAAAAAGATATAAACGCCATTGTTTAAACTTGAAACAAAAAAAAAAGCAACTAAACAATAATATAGATTCACGTTTACAAAATGGTTTTATAGAAAATATAAGAAGTAGTCATCCGACAAACTACTTTTATAACCCAAATTAATGTTTAATCTTTTTAAGTATTATCAAAGATGATTCTATGTTTTCCAAATATTGTATTTGTTGATAATATATATTTTTAAGTAAGGGATTATTTAGAATAATCTCATTAAATTTATTACTACATTTATGGATATATGTATTTCGTATTGTAAAAACAATTAATCCATTATTGGATAATATTTCACCCAATTTATTAATTAAATCTATGTCTACGTGACCTTCTAAAAATACACCACAAGATACTATAATATCATATTTTTTATTTAAAGTTTTTGTCTGCAAATTTAAATTATAAATGTTATCGTAACATTTTTTTTGTTTGCATTTTAAAATCATTTTATTAGAAATGTCTATTCCATCTAGATAACATTCTAGATTATTTGATATTTCTAAACCCAATAATCCTGTTCCACAACCAAAATCTAATATTTTTGGTTTAATGTATTTATTGTACATTATTAAAATTTTACAGAATTCTTTAGGAGCTATATATTTAATAGATTTAACATAATTTTCGTAAGTTTCAGCCCATTCATCATAAATAATAGTTTTATTTAACTTATTATTTAAAGATTTTTGGTGTAGTTCTTCATCTGTCATTATTAAACTTATTAATAAATATATTATTAAGTTTAAATATTATTATATTAATATATTTTAAATGCCTTTATCAATTATTTTAGGAATAGTAGGATTATTAGGGTCGTTATATTTATCCAAAATATATTTTAATTGTAACGAATTAGAATTAGATGAAAACATAAATAGAACTATAGAAACTCCACCACCGAAGTATGAAGAAATAAATAATTTATCTTCTTAATTTTTTAGTCATAGAAATAGTAAAATCGCCATCAAATTCTTTAATTTTAATATTGCGTAAGTGTGTTATCAATCCCGCTCTTAAATATTTTTTTTTTGTACCACCTTTGGTTTTAGTTTCATACGGTACTAGAACATTAGGTTTACTTGATAATAAATAATTTTTTACATCTGGTTTGATTTTTGATAGAATCATAAAACCAGGTTTTATTAATTTCCATATTTTCATCCCACCATCTTCTATTATTATCCAATAATATTTATAACCACCATAAGATTCGGAGTGAACATAACCTATATCTATTTTTTTATTATGTTTATCATAATTTGGTGGGGGATTAGATATTTTTTTCGGATATTTGATATGGGTTCTATAATCTTTACTAATTTCATAAGTATTTCTCCCTTTATCAAATAAATATCCATTTTTTAAATAAAAATATATAGGTACATCCACAGAATCTAATTTTATTTTATTAATATTTGATTGTATTGCGATTCTTTCTACCATGTTTAATAGTTTTTTTCCTAATCCTAAAAGCCCACATATTAAGGTAATATAAATATGTGATTTATATTTTTTCAATAATACTATACCACATAATTTATTAGATATTTGTTTTGAACGTGTTTTATTAATTTTTATAGAAGATGATAAAATTACATAATCGGATTTTTCAATAGAGTCTATAATATAACCTTTTTCTATGGTTTTACATAATCTTTCACCAGACCAATTTATTATATCTTCAATACTAATATGGTTAAATTTAGAATTATCATATGTTTGTAATATATTATTTTTATAATGTTTTTCAATATATGACATTTTTTTGTTCTTTCTAACTCTTACCATAAAATAATTACATTTCGTTTTATCAAATGATTCAAAAAAAAAACTCATATATATATATTATTAGATATATTTGTATTGGAACAATTTCTATTATATTAATTAAATGTATTACAAAAATTTAATTTTTCACATATGTGAATATTATCTACACCATTAGAAATCCATGTAACTATATTTCGTATTTCAGAATCAATTAATAGACATTCATCCAAAATAATTTTATTATTAATCATCTGACACACGTCATCTATAATTTTAGAAATTTGATTTATAGTAACATTTGCAAATTTAATTTCTTTACTAATAATTTGCGTAATAAATAGACATGTATCACATGTAATATTTTGTTTAAATTTGGTAACCATGTTTTCAATTAAATTATCTTTACATAATCCTAATTTTTTACAAATTTGCGTACTGTTTAATCCATCTGATATCCAATTAACTATTTTTTTAGTGTCATTTAATATTAATAAACATTCCTTTTTCCCTATTGGGTCCAAAACATCATTACAAACAGTCTCTATAACTTTAATAATAGCATCAATAGATTTATTTATATATTTATTTTCATATTCTATAACTTTAACTATATCTTCACACATGGTACAACTCTTATTATGTGTAAACATATCTATATTTGTAGAACAAACAGGTTTAGCAACTGTTACATTAATTAGTAAAGGTAATAACAATAATCCGATTTGTAAATTTTTCATTATAATGATAATGAATTGAATCTGTAATATTTTCAATTTTATTTTATATAAATTATATGTAATAAAAATGAAGAAACTTGCATTATAAAATTAATTTATTCTCCGAATAATTATTTATTAATAATTCTGGATATTTTTTATTAATTCGGTGATAATAATATCCTAAACATAATAATGTGCATTGTAGAATACCACTAACTAAATAGGGTACACCAATAGTAATAGATGCTTTTACGCACACTACTTGATAAATAAATACAATAAACGAACCTATTGTTTGGAAAAATAAAGATATGAGACTTAAATTACCTACCTTTTTTATCGAATATGTTTTTAAAATTTGTGGGAGAAAAGTGAATACACATGTTATTGCAGAAATTATATTTAATGTATCTCCAAATAAATGTACATTTTTTTTTAATTTATTATAATGAATAATCATTATCATTCCAATTATTCCAATTAATATTATGAATACAGTTATAAATATTGAATATCCAATAAAAGCAGGTTTATATGTAGCATTATTTTTATCATCATAAATAAGATATATTGTATATAGGATAAATATGCATATCCAAGGCGTAAACATTTGATATATTGGTAATAAAATATTCATACAATGACCCGCCGTAATTTTAGAACAGCAATCGATAATATAATAATTTAGTAATAATGTACCAAAAAAATTGGTAAAATTACTAATATTACCCAATAATAAATATAAATAACTTATACCTTCTGTAGATTGTTTTTGAATAATCTTAATATATTGTGGTAGATACGTACATGTTATTGCAATTACAATAAATGAACCTAATGTAATATTAGTATTACTATAATGGAATTGACAATAAGTAGTATTAGAATTATTATGCATAATAGTAATTAAACAAAATTCTTTATATATTTTAAACATAAATCTAAAATACACAACTAATACATAATATTTTTAATTTTTATAATATTTATCTGTAAATATTATAAAAGTTTCAAAAATCACGTTCACGAGTTAATTGATAATAAGCCAGTTAATAGCCAAGTAAGATAAGCTAATCATCCGTTTATAGCAAAAATAGATGATATTACAATATTAATTTATAATACAATAACTGAATTTTAATAGAATATAAGTATTTAATTCTATTCGGCTTCTTCTTTTGTTTCTGAATCACCTTCTTTCTCTGGTGGTTTAGCATCGGCTACACCATGTAATATTCCACCTGGACTTCCTATTTTTTTAAATAATCTTTTATACATTAATATGACAGCAAAAAAAGTGAATACGGTTCCAAAAAATCCAAATAAACAAAACATTACAGCTGTTCCAACACAAAATAATAAAAATTTAATAATATATGGTCCTAATAAAATAATAAGATTATATAATGCTTCTAAAATAAGTAAAAAAACTTGGGCCATAATTTTTAATATTTGTGGTATTATTGCTAATCCGGAACCCATTTGTACTATTTTATTTGGTTGTTTATTCATTTAATATATACAAATAAATAAATTATAAAAAAAAAATTAAACACAATTAGGATTCCATTTAGGTTGGACACATCCAAAATCTCTATGAACCATATTCTCATTAAAATTACTCATTGGTAATCCACCACCTTTCTTTGTGTGTTTCTGTGTGTGTTTTTTTTTCTGTTTCTTATTCTTATTTTGTGATTGATTTTGATTTTGTTTAGCTACAGATTGTTTTTTTAATTTAAGTTCTTGTTGTGCTACAATTTTGCGCATGCCTTTTGTTGTATATATTCCTTGCGTCTTTCTCTTATTCTTACCTCTATTATTTCCTTTCTTTCTTTTATTTTTACCATATTTCCGCGAATATCCCTTACCTAAAGAACCGTTAGCACCACCTTTAGTTCTACCACGACCTTTAGTTCTACCACGACCTTTAGTTCTACCACCACCTTTTGCACCACAAACAGGAGCACCATTAACACTTTCTAAATATCCAGATGCATTAAAATTTCCATTACCTTCGTATCCACTTGTATTAAATACTGGATGACAACATTCTGAATAACCCTGAACAGCCGGAACACCTGGTTGTATAACAGCTGGGTTACCAACATCAAAAAAATAACCTCCACCATTTTGGAATGATTTGGTAAATGCGTTATCTAATGGAATACCACCATTACAAGGGGTATTATACATAGACACATTTGGTACAGAATTACATCCTAATTTTCTTTTGTGCGTTCTCATTTATAATATAATATTAGAATTTATTTTTTAGCTATACATATTTAAATTATATTATTTTCTATATAAATTATATGAATAATATTAATACTACTAATATAGATAAATTTAATAAGCCCCATACCGGAAAGGATATTAAAACAGGCACTTGTCAATTTCCATTTAATTATAAAGGATTTACTTCACACACTAAATGTATAGATGGTAAAACTGGTAAATGGTGTCCTACGACATTAACACAGAGAAGATATCCTAAAACTTGGGCATATTGCCAAGATACTAAATCTTTATCTATTGCCAACCCAAAAAAAACATTAAAAACAAAACCGTCCATATCTAAGTCACCAAAAAAGGTAAAAGTATCTGATAAATCTAACACAAGTTCTAAAATTTCCAATTCTTATCCATTAAGTAAAAGGTTAGATATATTAAGACATATTATACCTAAAATAGATAACATTAAATGTAATAATATAGATTCTATATTATATTATTTAGACGCAGATAATAAGATAAAATCAGGTATCAAAATGATAGGTAGAGGAAGTTCAGGTATAGTATACTCTTCTTGTATAGATATAGATTGTTCTCAAAATTTAGTTATTAAATTTATAAAAATAAAAACTGATTTTAAATATAGTAGAAATAATCATCCAGTAAAGGTCGAAATAAAATTCTTAAGGGATTTTTCTGAAAAATTATTACAAACCGGTATTTGTCCACATTTATTATTTTATTATGCAGATTTTGATTGTAAAATGGATACATTTTTAGCATTAAATAGTGTATCATCTAGTATTAAAGAAGCTATAAATCATGAGTATATTAATGGAGGTATACTTAATAAAATGAAGGTATTATTTATAGAAGAAACAGATACTGATTTACATCGTTTGATTACTTCTAGAAAGTTAACAGATATTGAATTTTTAGTTATATTGTTTCAGTTATTTTATTCTATGATAACTATACAATATTATTTTCCAGGTTTTAGACACAATGATTTAAAAGCTGATAATATATTGGTAAGAACTTATCCTATAATAGCCGACCATTATTATACTTATAAAATATTTGGACGAGACTATCATATACCAGATATAGGTATTAAATTAAAAATATGGGATTTTGATTTTTCAGTATCTAATACTATTGCTAATAATAAAATAGATATTAAATGGTCAGATGAGTTTGGTGCTACAAATGATATAAATCCTATTTATGATATACATTCATTTATGAATATTAGTTTAGTAAATTTAAGAAAATTTATTCCTAAAAATATGGTTAAAATGTTTGAATCTAATTTAACCACTGAAGATGTGGATTTACTTAATTTATCGGTAAAATATAAACCCAAAAATATTAAATTAATAGGAGAAAGTACTGAATATACTAAATTTGGACGTTTAACAGGCTATAAAAAAAAATATACTGGGTTACCTATAAATATTATACCAGATGATATGTATTCATTTGGGGATTACCTACTTGATGAAGATACACCATTTAATTATTTTTTAGAAAAAAATAAACAGTTTAATTATCAATTAGGTTCATT